AAGCAGACCCAGTAGCAGATCGTCCAGGAAAGGGAGGAAAACCAAAGATGGTATCTAATAAGATAGATGAGGGAATGGGGCTGGTTAGATATTGCCCCAAGTGCCAAAAGAACGAATTAAGATCTGAGTGTGCTTATGGACCTAGATATTGGGACATGTTCTCCATGCCACCTGCGATTATGACAAATCAGATGAAGTATGATATTGCACAACTTCATCCAACCAATGAAGAGAAAGATCACGAGTATTCCATGGCTCGTTCACAACTTTCCACTGTTATGAATGCAGCAAAGAGACTGAAGAAAAAAATGAGTAAGGGAGAAGGTAATATTGAAGCATGGGTACAATCAAAGATTACTAAAGCAGCAGATTATCTTGATAGTGCTGCAGATTACTTAGATAGTGGTGAGCATGATATTGAAGAAGCAAAAGGACCATGCTGGACTGGATATAAGCAAGTTGGAATGAAAAAGAAAGGTGGTAAAAAGGTTCCAAATTGCGTTCCAGAGCATACTGGAATTGTTGGAAAAATTCTTGAGCAGATTGAAGGTGAGAAGGAACTTCAAAATCTTGAGGAAAAGAATGTTCCAACCAATCCATCACTTTGGTCTAAGATGAAGTCCAGAGCAAAAGCAAAGTTTGATGTTTATCCATCTGCTTATGCCAACGGTTGGGCTGCTAAGGAGTATAAGAAAGCTGGTGGTGGTTGGAAGTCTGTAAGTGAAGAAACTGAACTGGAAGAAGCAGTAAGAATGCCAGCAAAAACTGGAAACTTAATTCATGTAATGTTAAGTTGGAAAGGAAAAATTTATTCACTTAAAATGTTCTTCCCTCAAGTTTCCATTCCAAGTAGAAAAGATGTTCAGGACCAGATTGAAAAAGTATATCCTGGTTCTAGAGTTCAATCTTTTCATGTAGCAGAATACACTCCAGGACAACCTTTTCTGCAAACTGAAGATTGGCAAAAGGTAAACAAACAAGATAAAACTGATGGAATGAGTCCTGCAGCAGTCAAAGCATATCGTAGAGAAAATCCAGGTTCAAAACTTCAAACTGCGGTTACTGAAAAAAATCCAACAGGAAAAAGAAAATCCAGACAAAAATCATATTGTAGTCGATCTGAAGGACAAATGAATATGCATAATATTGATTGTTCTAAGGATCCGGATAAAGCAATTTGCAAAGCACGTCGTCGTTGGAACTGCAAATAAAATGAAAACATTCAAACAGTTTTTAGAAGAAAGCATCAACATTTCCGGAGATTTCAACGGAACTCTGATTGTTGGTGGAAATACTCAAGAACCACAAACTGAAGAATTCTCCGCAGACATTGTTTATCGTGGAAATATACATAGAATCTCCATGGTAACTGAAAATGGAATTCCATCAAAAATGGAATTGACTGAATATCTTCAGAGTGAATATCCAGGTTCTTTAGTACAACATATATACACAGATGAGAACTTAAAAAGTTCCATTAAGATAACAAACGACAAAAGATATCATCCAGCAAAATTAGATTGGGTTTGAGGTAAATAATGGCTCAGTGGAATAAGAATACTCAAGATTATCTGAATCAGGAAAGAACACTTCACGAAGTTATCATGTGTGCCGATAGATACGGCAACATAGGTAACTGCGGTGTTGCTGGTACTGGGGCTGTTGCTGGAGATGCTTTTGGGAGGATGAGAATATCTCAACCTCTTACATTATTTGATAGTTCTCACAGATATAGAGACAATAATCTTTGGGAAGAATCCCTTGTAGGAACTGGTGCTACTGTTGGAATTGTAACTGCTCAAGGATTAATCAATATTGGCATTGGAACTACTGCTGGTTGCTCAGTAATTAGAGAAACAACAAAAGTATTCTCTTATCAACCAGGCAAATCTTTGCTTGTTTTAAATACATTTGTTCCTGCTACACCAAAAGAGAATCTAAGACAAAGAATTGGATATTTTGGTGCTGATAATGGAATGTATTTTGAGATTGATGATACAACAGCATATTTTGTTGAGAGAAGTTTATCTACTGGTACTGAAAGAAGAGTAGCACAAGAAGATTGGAATGTTGATAAGTTAGATGGTACTGGAGTTTCTGGAATTACTTTAGATAAATCCAAAGCACAAATTTTTTGGATGGATATTGAGTGGTTGGGACTTGGTACAGTCAGACTGGGATTTGTGATTAATGGAGTGATGATTCACTGCCATTCATTCCACCATGCAAATTTAATTGAATCAACTTATATTACGACAGCATCATTACCTTTAAGATATGAGATTGCCAATACAGGTATTACCACAAGTAGCAGCACTCTCAAACAAGTTTGTTCTACTGTAATTTCTGAAGGTGGTTATGAGTTGCGTGGATTACAACAAGCTGTAGGAACACCAATTACATCACCATATACTATGACTGTTGCTGGAACTTTTTATCCAGTAATTAGTATAAGATTGAAATCATCTCCCAATAGATTAGATGCTATTGTAATCTTAACGGCTATTTCTTTGATGGGAGTTAATAATGGTATCAATTATAATTGGCAGGTAAGAACATCGGGAACTACTACGGGAGGAACCTGGACAAGTGCTGGTGTTGATAGTGCAGTTGAGTACAAACTGAATGGAACTGGCATAACTGGAGGTAGAATATTGGCATCTGGATTTTTCAATTCAGCAAATCAAGGTTCTCCAAATGTTGATATTCTTAAGGAAGCACTATTCAAGTTTCAGTTAGAAAGAAATGGTTTAACCGGAACCCCTTACGAACTTACACTTGTTGTTGCAGCATCTCCAATATCAAGTTCTGAAGAAGTTTATGCTGCGATGGACTGGGAAGAAATTAGTAGGTAATTTTTATGAGTGATGTATATCTTGGTAATCCGTTATTAAAAAAGGCTAACACTCCTATTGAATTTACTCAAGATCAAATTCTTGAGTTTGTTAAGTGTAAGGAAGACCCCGTTTACTTTGCAAATAACTATGTAAAGATTGTGACCCTGGATAAGGGATTACAACCTTTTCAGATGTATCCCTTCCAGGAGAAGTTAGTTAATAACTTCCACAATCACAGATTTAATATTTGTAAGATGCCGAGACAGACTGGTAAGTCCACCACTGTGGTATCTTTCCTGCTCCATTATGCCGTGTTTAATGATAATGTTAACATCGGTATCCTAGCAAACAAGGCAGCAACCGCCAGGGAGCTTCTGGATAGGTTACAGACTGCTTATGAAAACTTACCAAAGTGGATGCAGCAGGGTATTATATCATGGAATAAAGGTTCTCTGGAGTTAGAAAATGGGTCAAAGATTCTGGCTGCTTCTACGTCTGCAAGTGCTGTCCGAGGCATGTCATTCAATATCCTATTCCTCGACGAATTTGCGTTCGTTCCAAACCATATCGCAGATTCCTTCTTTGCATCTGTTTATCCTACTATTACTTCTGGCAAGAGTACGAAAGTAATTATCGTTTCCACCCCACACGGTATGAATCACTTCTACCGAATGTGGCATGATGCGGAAAAGAAAAAGAATGAATATATCCCAACAGATGTCCACTGGTCTGAAGTTCCCGGCAGAGATGATGTATGGAAAGCTCAGACGATTGCAAACACATCAGAACAGCAGTTCAAGGTTGAGTTTGAATGCGAATTCTTAGGGTCAGTTGATACTCTGATTGCACCCAGCAAACTCAAGAGTCTAGTTTACGACCATCCACTTAAGAGAAGTGCTGGTCTAGATGTTTATGAAGATGTGCAAAATGATCATGATTATGTAATTTCTGTTGACGTTGCTCGTGGAGTTGGAAATGACTATTCTGCTTTTACTGTAATTGATATCACAACATTTCCACATAAAGTGGTTGCAAAGTATCGAAATAATGAAATCAAACCAATGCTTTTCCCAAGCATTATTGTTGATGTTGCAAAGAACTATAATGACTCTTATATCTTATGCGAAGTGAATGATGTTGGAGACCAAGTGGCAAGCATTATTCATTATGATTTGGAGTACAATAATCTCCTCATGTGCTCTATGCGGGGTAGAGCAGGACAAATTGTTGGTCAAGGATTTTCCGGAAAGAAAACTCAACTCGGCGTTAAGATGTCCAAAACAGTAAAGAAAGTTGGATGTCTCAATCTCAAAACTATGATTGAAGAGAATAAACTTCTCTTGAATGATTATGAGATAATCTCGGAACTCACAACATTTATTCAGAAGCATAATTCCTTTGAGGCAGAAGAAGGATGTAATGATGACCTTGCAATGTGTTTGGTGATTTATGCTTGGTTGGTTGCTCAGGACTACTTTAAGGAACTCACTGACCAGGATGTTCGTAAGAGAATCTATGAAGAACAAAAAAATCAAATTGAGCAGGATATGGCACCATTTGGTTTTATCGTTGATGGATTAGATTCTGAAAGTTTTGTGGATGATGATGGTGATAGATGGTATACCGACGAATATGGTGATAGAGCATATATGTGGGAGTACTTATCCTAATGGACATAGATGGTCAAATTAGATTGGGTCATTTACTTCTCAATGATAGAAAGTGCAGATCCTGCGGTAAGATTAAAAATCTAATTGATGGATTTTATAGAACAAGAAAAGATAGGGGTCCGGTGCCATCATCATACTCATATGAGTGCAAGGACTGTACAATTAAAAGAATAATTGCAAGTAGAATGGTGACTAGGGTTTTGGATAAATGGGAGTATCCAGATTGGTAGCTGTTCACACACCATTTCCCCACCTGAAAACTAGTTTTTCATAAATATTTTTTAGATAAACTGAGATTTACGGAGAAAAACATGGCGACTCCTCAATTATCTCCAGGCGTACTCGTCAGGGAAGTTGATTTAACTGTAGGAAGAGCTGATAATGTATTAGATAATATTGGAGCAATTGCAGGTCCTTTTGCTATTGGTCCTGTTGAAGAACCAATTGATATTACAACCGAACAGGAACTCATTAACGTATTTGGAAAACCAATCTCTACGGACTCACAATACCAGTACTGGATGAGTGCTTCATCATATCTTTCATATGGTGGTGTTCTTAAGGTTGCTAGAGTTGATGGAACATCCTTAAAAACTGCTAATGCTGGAGTTGGAAAAACAGCTGACGATAATATAAAAATTAAAAACTTTGATAACTATAATCAAAGTTGGTCCTCTGACTCTGTAGAGTTTGTTTTTGCTGCAAAGACTCCAGGATCTTGGGCAAATAACCTTAAGGTTTGTGTTATTGACGATAAAGCAGACCAAACAATTGGAATTTCTACGACAGACCTATCAGCACTTGGTGCTGTTATTGGTTATGGTGTTACTACGACTTTATCATCAGTTCAAATTCCAGGTAATGGAACCGTTTCATCATTTAATGGATACCTTAAGGGAATCATTACCGGTGTTAGTACAGATGTTGTCAATGGAAACTCAACAATTGATGTAAAGATTCTCTCAAGAGTATCTACTGGTGGTACAGAAACTCCAATTTCTTATGCACAGGGAAATATTAATTCATCAATTGAAGCATCGGATAATGTAACTTTTGTAAATAATAGTGGTGTGGTAGTTCAAATTCCAATTGATGACCTAGTGACTTCAATTGGATCTTCAGTAGCAGTAGGATCTACCGAAATTTTTGTCGATTCTGTTTCTAATGTTCAATCCGGTGACATTATAACAGTCACTGGAGCATTTGATGCTGGTGTTTCTATTGTTTCTGTTGGAACAACATCAGTATTCATTGGTTCCGCAAGTACCATCGCAAGTTTAATTAATGCTGGTATTGCCGCAACAATTTCGGGAAGAACTGGAGATTCGACCCAAACTGCACAAACTGCAGTTGATTGGTATGATCAACAGACCCTCAATTTGACCAATAGCACAATCTATTGGAAGTCAATTGCACCAAAACCAGTATCTAATGCTTATTCATTAGATAGAAGTGGCAAGAATGATGCAATGCATATTGCAATTGTTGATGATACTGGAACAGTTACGGGTATTCAGGGAAATCTTCTTGAGAAGCATATTAGTGTTTCTAAAGCACTCGATGCAGTATCTGCAGTAAATTCTCCACAGAAGGTTTGGTACAAGAACTATCTTTCGATTTATTCTTCATACATTTATGCTGGAAATAATCCATCAAATGCATATGATTCTCATTGGGGAACTACACCAGTTGCAACTGGATTCTCAACTTCATGGACACCAATAACGACAACGGCAGGTCTTTGGGGACAAAATGCTCAAGGAGTTACCTTCAGTGCAATTGGTAATGTTACTTATAACCTGACACTTGGTGCTGATTATTCTGCAAACGGTGGAATGACAGCAACACTCGCAGATCTTGTTACTGCATACAATTTATTCTCCAACAAAGACGAAATACAAGTTGATTATTTAATCAATGGTCCAAGTCTTAGCAATGAGCAAGAGTCTCAAGCAAAAGCAAATCATCTGATTTCTATTGCAAATCTGAGAAAAGATTGCATGGCAGTTATTTCTCCACATAGAGCAAACGTTGTTGACATTCCAAACAGTGATACTCAGACTGATAACGTTATTAGATTCTTCAGTTCACTTTCATCTTCTTCATACGCAGTATTTGATAGTGGATATAAGTATACTTATGATAGATTCAATAACCTGTTCAGATACATCCCATGCAATGCTGATATTGCTGGATTGATGTTCAGAACGAATGTTGTTGCATATCCTTGGTTCTCACCTGCTGGTCAACAGAGAGGAATTATTAATAATGCTGTTAAGTTGGCATATAATCCATCAAAAGCTCAAAGAGATCAACTTTATAGTGCAAGAATCAACTCTATCATAAATCAACCAGGAATTGGAATTCTTCTCTTCGGAGATAAGACTGCTCTTGGTTATGCCTCCGCATTCGATAGAATCAACGTCCGTCGTCTGTTCCTGACCGTTGAGCAAGCACTCGAAAGATCTGCTCAAGCACAACTCTTCGAACTTAATGACCAAATCACCAGAGCAAACTTCGTAAATATCGTTGAACCATATCTGCGTGATATTCAAGCAAAGAGAGGACTCTATGATTTCCTCGTAATTTGCGATGAAACAAACAACACTCCTGATGTCATTGATAACAATGAGTTCAGAGCTGACATCTTCTTGAAACCAGCTAAGTCCATTAACTACGTAACTCTTACCTTCGTTGCTACTCGCACTGGAGTAAGCTTTGAAGAAGTTGCTGGTAGAGTTTAATTAGATTAATTTAATCACAAAAGGAGGAACTCAAAATGTCAACTTTAAGAACTATCACCAACTTCAAATCAAAACTTGCGGGTGGTGGCGCAAGACCTAATTTATTTGAAGTAAATATTCCAAACTTCCCAGCAGCTGCTGTTGGTGCAGATTGGGATGCAGAAACATTCCAATTCCTGTGCAAAACTGCTGCACTGCCAGCATCTAACGTATCTCCAATTGAAGTTCCATTCAGAGGTAGAGTACTGAAGGTTGCTGGTGACAGAACATTTGATGTTTGGACTGTTACTGTTATTAACGATGAAGACTTCAAACTCCGCAGTGCATTTGAACTGTGGATGAATGGAATCAGCAAATTGGATAATAACACTGGTGCTACCAATCCAGGATCATACATGACCAATGCTGTTGTTCATCAGCTTGGTAGAGGTGGAAGTGCAAGAATGGAAAATTCAACTTCCAATTCAGATATTGCTGGAGGAACTGCAATTACTCCACTGAGAACTTATCTCTTCTATGATATCTTCCCAACCTCAATTTCTGCGATTGATCTTTCTTATGACAGCACTGATACTATCGAAGACTACACTGTAGAATTCCAAGTTCAGTACTGGACTGCAGGTTCTGCTCAAGATACTGGTGGTGCTACCGATCAAACTGGAATTCTGATTCGATAATAAATACTACAAAGGTATTACAATAAATTATGGCTAAACTATTTGGTTTTTCAATTGAGGATAACGAGAAAAAATCACCCACAGTAGTCAGCCCAGTTCCTCCAAATAATGAGGATGGGTCTGACTACTATTTAACTAGTGGGTTTTTTGGTTCGTATGTAGATATTGAAGGTGTATATAGAACAGAATTTGATTTAATTAAAAGATATAGGGAGATGGCACTGCATCCAGAGTGTGATGGTGCTATTGAAGATATTGTAAATGAAGCAATTGTTTCTGACACTAATGATAGTCCAGTAGAAATTGAACTATCAAATTTAAATGCAAGTGATGGAATTAAGAAAAAAATTAGAGATGAATTTAAATATATTCTAGAGTTACTTGATTTTGATAGAAAGTCTCATGAAATTTATAGAAATTGGTATATTGATGGTAGACTTTACTATCATAAAATAATTGATTTAAAAAATCCACATGAAGGAATTCAAGAGTTACGTTATATTGATTCCTTAAAAATTAGATATGTAAGACAGCAGAAGAAGACTGAAAAAGACAAATTTCGTCTTGCAAATATTAATAGTGGGAATCCAATGGAGTATGAATTCCCAGAAATTGAAGAGTATTTTGTATACAATCCGAAGATGACATATCCAACTGGGAATCCATCTTCAATGGGTGGTTCTCAGGGAATTAAAATTGCAAGAGATGCGATTACATATTGCACATCAGGTCTTGTGGATAGAAATAAAGGATCAACTCTTTCATACCTACACAAAGCAATCAAAGCACTCAATCAACTTAGAATGATTGAAGACTCATTGGTGATTTACAGATTATCTAGAGCACCTGAAAGAAGAATTTTTTACATTGATGTAGGCAATCTTCCAAAGGTAAAAGCAGAGCAATATCTCAGGGACGTTATGATGAGATATCGCAATAAATTAGTATATGATGCAAACACTGGCGAGATTCGTGACGATAAAAAGTATATGAGTATGCTTGAAGATTTCTGGCTTCCTCGTCGTGAGGGTGGTAGAGGAACTGAAATTACCACACTTCCAGGTGGCCAAAATCTCGGAGAAATTACGGATATTAAGTATTTCCAAGATAAACTCTATAGATCTTTAAATGTTCCAACTTCAAGAATTGGTGGAGATGGTGGATTTAATCTTGGCAGATCATCAGAGATCTTAAGAGATGAAGTTAAGTTCAGCAAGTTTGTCGGTAGACTGAGAAAGAGATTTTCTCACATGTTTAACGACATGCTGAAGACTCAACTTATTCTGAAAAATATTATAACTCCAGAAGATTGGCAGTTAATGGAAGAGCATATTCAATATGATTTCTTATATGATAATCACTTTGCTGAACTGAAAGAAGCAGAACTTCTTAACGAAAGATTGACTATGGTTCAAAGTGCAGAACCTTATGTTGGCAAGTATTTCTCACAAGACTATCTAAGAAGAAAGATTCTTAGGCAGACTGATCAAGAAATTATTGAACAAGATGCTCTCATCGAAAAGGAAATTAAGAGTGGAGTTATTCCAGATCCAGCAGAAATGACTATCGATCCCACAACAGGTCAACCAATTCCAATTGAACCTCAGATGGATCTTGGAAAACCAGTTACAGAACCCGAAATTAATACGAGTTCTGCAGAAGCTCCAGAAATTAAAATTCCCAAGGGTGGGGAAATTTGATAAATATTACCGTTTAGAGGATTAACACAATGGATGAATTACTAGATATGATTGCAACTGATGAGAGTCCATCTCAAATTAGTGACAAAATTAAAGATCTTCTCTTTGCAAAATCTGCAGAAAGAGTAGATTCCTTCAAAGATTATGTTGGAAACTCGATGTTTGGTGGGGATGAAATTGAAGATTCCCCCAATGAATATGTAGCAGATGAAGAATCTGAAGGATAAACAATTTGCTAAATAGTTTATAACCATTATATAATAACAATGCAAAGGACTAAAATAATTGAAACAGAAGTTGGAACGGCTGTTAGTGCAGGAACTGCAACTAGCATCACTTCAGCAACTTGTGTTCGTTTACATAATAACACTGCCGGTATTGTTACTGTTGGGATTTCTACCTTAGTTGGAGCAGCATCTACTACATATTTTAGTATGCCAGCAAATTCGGTTGAATTTTTGGAAAAACTTTCTTCAGATGTTATTTGGACAAGTGTAGAAATCAAAGCAACAAAAGTAGGATTTACCAACTAAAAAAATGAAGCTTATCAGAGAAGAAATCGAACAAGTAGAATTTATCGTTGAAAACAAGAACGGTAAAAAGTTTCTTTATATTGAAGGAGTTTTCCTCCAAGGAAACATTAAGAACCGCAATGGTCGTATGTATCCTATGGAAACTCTTCGTCGTGAAGTTGCTCGTTATAATGAGAACCATGTTGCTCAAGGTAGAGCACTTGGTGAACTTGGACATCCAGATGGGCCCACTGTAAATTTGGATAGAGTTTCTCACAAGATCATTTCTCTGAGAGAAAGTGGAAATAACATTATCGGAAAAGCAAAGATTCTTTCTACCCCAATGGGTAAGATTGCAGAATCTCTGATTTCTGAGGGTGTAAAGTTGGGAGTTTCCTCTCGTGGTATCGGTTCCCTTAAAATGACAAGAGAGGGTATCAATGTAGTTGGTGAAGATTTTATGCTTGCAACTGCAGCAGATATCGTTGCCGATCCTTCAGCACCAGATGCTTTTGTTTCTGGAATTATGGAAGGTAAAGAATGGGTATGGGATGGTGGTATTCTGCGTGAAAAGTATGCAGAAAAAACCTACAAGACTATTAACACTCTTGTAGATCAAAAGAGATTGGAAGAAAATAAGTTGAACTTATTCAACGATTTTCTCACAAATCTTTAATTTATAAATAAATATAGATTAAATTACTAAGGTTAATCGGAGAGTTCAAATGTCTCGTGGAGATTTACAAGAAATGGAAGTAGGCACAAAGCAATCCAAAACCGCCGTTAATGCAAATGCTAAGGCGGGAGATGCAATGCCTAAGATGGCAGATCCAGGCACACAACTGGCAAATGTAGAAGATCTTGGTGGTCCAACACCAGAGAACTATAAGTCAGATGATGATTCAGCAAAACTGAAGACCCCTGGTGCAACACTCAAGCAAGTTAGAGATGTTGTTAATAAGGGAGCTAAGTCTGCTGATACCATGAAGAAGATGAAAGAAGATGAAGATTTTGAAGATGAAGATCTTCTCCAGGAGTCTGAGGTAGAGGAAGAAGTAGAAATCGAAGAAGAAGTGGAAGAATCTGCAGTAGTAGATGTTGAAGAAGATGTAAATGCTCTTCTCGGTGGTGAAGAACTCTCCGAAGAATTTAGAGAAAAAGCAAAAGTAATTTTCGAAGCTGCACTGAAGTCAAAAGTCGGTGAAGTTAAGGAAGCACTTGAAGCACAATACGAGGAAAAACTCGTAGAAGAAATTGAATCAATTAAAGAAGCACTCGCAGAAAGAGTGGATTCTTATCTTGAGTATGTTGCCGATGAATGGTTCACCGAAAATGAACTGGTAATCGAGCAAGGTCTTAAGACCGAAATGACTGAGAGTTTCCTCTCAGGTATGAAGGAACTTTTTGAAGCACATTATGTATCAATCCCTGAAGATAAATATGATGTTCTTGAGAGCATGGTAGAAAAACTTGATGACATGGAGACAAAACTCAACGAGCAGATTGAGAAGAATATCCATCTTAACCAAAGACTCGCAGAGTCGGTTGCTGATGGGATCTTAGATCAAGTTTCTGAGGGCCTTGCTGCCACTCAGAAAGAAAAGCTCGCTTCACTTGCCGAAAGTGTTGAGTTTGAAAGTGAAGAAGAATATCGTGAGAAACTGGAGATGCTGAAGGAGTCATACTTCTCAGCAGCAAAAACTCCAAAGGTAAAAACTGAGACTCTCTCTGAGCAAGTAGATATTGCACCTGAATCCTTTTCGGGTCCAATGGCTGCTTATCTGAGAACTATCTCAGCAATTGCCAAAAACTGAATTTAAAATTAATCAAACGTAAACATTCACATAGGTAAAAGCAAATGTTCCAAGCCGAGCATCTGCAGGAAAAGTGGGCACCACTCCTCAATTATGAGGGTCTTGATCCAATCAAAGATTCTCATCGTAGAGCAGTAACCGCAGTCCTGCTGGAAAACCAAGAAAAATTCCTTAGAGAAGAATCAGCATTCCACTCCGGCATGAGCCTGATGGAATCACCAACCAACAGCGGTAACGTTGCTGGTGCCCAGGGTGGTTTCGGTGGAGACGCCACTGCTGGTGGTCCTGTTGCTGGTTTCGATCCCGTTCTGATCTCACTGATCAGACGTTCAATGCCAAATCTGGTCGCATATGACCTGGCTGGTGTTCAGCCAATGAGTGGTCCTACTGGACTGATCTTCGCAATGCGTTCCAGATACACCAACCAGAGTGGTACTGAGGCACTCTTCAACGAAGCTGACACCACCTTCTCTGGTACTGATGCTGGTTTCGACACCACTCTGACCCGTCCCTTTGCGGATATCAATGCTGGTATCGGTACTACCATTCAGTCTGGCACCAACCCATCTGTTCTGAATCCCGTTGGAACTGCTACCTCAACCGCATATAACGTCGGTCAGGGTATGCCAACTGGTGATGCAGAAGCACTTGATGGTGATGCTGACAATGCATTCAACCAGATGGCTTTCTCGATCGAGAAGGTCACTGTTACCGCAAAGTCTAGAGCACTGAAGGCTGAGTACTCACTCGAGCTTGCTCAAGACCTTAAGGCAATTCATGGTCTGAATGCAGAAGCTGAGTTGGCAAACATTCTGTCAACTGAGATTCTTGCAGAAATCAACCGTGAAGTTATCAGAACCATCTATAAGGTTGCTGAGCAAGGTGCTGCTGTTAACGTAGCAACTCCTGGTGTATTTGACCTTGACGTTGACTCAAACGGTCGTTGGTCCGTTGAGAAGTTCAAGGGTCTTCTGTTCCAAATCGAGCGTGATGCAAACGCAATTGCACAAAGAACTCGTAGAGGAAAGGGCAACATCATCCTGTGCTCTGCTGACGTTGCTTCAGCACTGACCATGGCTGGTGTTCTCGATTACACTCCTGCTCTGAATGCAAACCTGAACGTTGATGACACTGGTAACACCTTTGCTGGTGTTCTGTCAGGCAAGTACAGAGTCTACATCGATCCATATTCGGCAAACGTTGCTGCTAACCAGTACTACGTTGTCGGTTATAAGGGAACCAACCCTTATGATGCAGGTCTGTTCTATTGCCCATACGTTCCTCTCCAAATGGTTCGTGCCGTTGGTGAGAACAGCTTCCAGCCTAAGATTGGCTTTAAGACCCGTTATGGTCTTGTTGCTAACCCATTTGCTGAAGGTGATGCTTCAAGTCAGGGTCTTGGAAGACTTCTGGTTAACGCAAACCGTTACTACAGAAGAGTACAAGTGAAAAATCTCATGTGATTCATTTCACAACTTTCATCAGGGTCCCGAAAGGGACCTTTTTTTTATCTAAATAATTCAAAAAATGGCAGTAGCAAACGCATATCAAAACCAGATACAGAATAGAAATTTTCTATCACCTGTTGGTTTTAAGTTTACTCTAAATAGAGCACCAAAGGTTGCATTCTTCGGGAACTCCGCAAACATTCCCGGACTTACTTTGGGTATTGCAAACCAACCATCATATCTTAAGGATATTCCAACTCCAGGTGATAATATTCAATTCAATGATTTTACTTTAAGATTTCTAGTTGATGAAAATTTGGAAAATTATATGGAGATTCAAAACTGGATTAGAGGTCTTGGATTTCCAGAAAGTTTGAGGGAAATTTATGATCTGCAAAATGAACAGAAGTATGTGAACACCAGAGATTCTAAGTTGATGAACATTTATTCTGACGGAACTCTTTCAATATTAACTAGTAATCAAAACGTAAACTTTAATGTTAAGTTTTCAGATCTTTGGCCTTATTCTTTAACAGACTTGCAATTTGATGCTACCGACACTGATGTAGAATACTTTACTGCAGAGGTAACTTTCAAGTATACTATCTACAATATAACTGATAAAAGTGGGAATGATTTATGACCTTTGACCTTGATGTGATTCAAAAAATGTGGGAACAGGATTCCAAAATTGATCCAGATAATTTACATACAGAATCTTTGAATATACCAGTTCTACATGCAAAATACTTTGAAATGTACAATAACATCGTACTTTTAAAAAAGAAAGCAGAGCAACAGAAAAGAAATATCAGACACGATAGATATGAATACTATACCGGAAAAGCAGATCCTGATGTTTATGTGGAGAATCCATTTCCTAAGAAAATTCGTGACAAAGAAACTCTTCAGAAATACCTAGATGCTGACGAGAAACTTTCTCAGGTTTGTTTAAAAATTGACTACTATGAAACTATGCTAAATTATATTGAGAGCATTCTTAAAGTGATTCAAAATAGAACTTATCAAATTAAGAATGCGATTGAGTTTGTAAAGTTCCAGGCGGGATATGGTTGATACGACAAATCTGGTTATAAGTAAATCAAATGAAGTTTTTCTTAAGATAAAAACAGAACCACATATTGAGTATGAATTAAGAGATCATTTTAAGTTTGAGGTGGCAAACGCAAAGTTTATGCCCCAATATAGAGGAAGAAACTGGAATGGTGAAATTCATCTTTATGATATGAGGTCCAAGCAAATTTATGTTGGACTTTTAGATAAGTTAGTATCCTTTTGTAAGCAGTACGGATACACTTACAAGTTTGAGTCTAATAAATTTTACGGACAACCATTTGAAATCAACGAAGAGATTTCTTATGAAGGTGTAAAAGATTATATGAATTCTATTTGCTCTCATTCTCCGAGGGAATATCAAATTGAGGGAGTATATGATGCTCTAAGGCATAACAGAAAACTATTGATAAGCCCCACTGCATCTGGCAAATCACTGATGATTTATTCCCTCGTAAGATATTATGTGGATAAAGGGCAAAAAATTCTTTTAGTTGTTCCGACGACATCTCTTGTAGAACAGATGTACAAGGATTTCCAAGATTATGGTTGGGATGCTGATTCATATTGCCACCGTATCTATTCTGGTAGGGAAAAAAGTAATGATGCTTCAGTGACTATAACAACTTGGCAGTCAGTTTACAAGTTGGAAAGATCATTCTTCGAAGATTATAATGTGATTATAGGTGATGAGGCTCATTTGTTCAAGAGCAAATCACTAGTACAGATTATGACAAAATTGCATCATGCAAAATATCGTTTTGGATTCACTGGAACTTTAGATGGGACTCAAACACACAAATGGGTTCTAGAAGGTTTATTTGGGCCATCATATAAAGTTACAAGAACTGATGAATTGATGAAGCAAGGTCATCTTTCACAGTTAGATATTCAATGCTTAGTTCTAAAACATCCACCACAAAGATTTGAAACTTATGAAGATGAGATACAGTATTTAATATCTCACGATCAAAGAAATAAATTTATTACGAACTTAACTCTAGATTTAAAAGGTAACAGTCTAGTTCTTTTCTCTAGAGTAGAAGCTCATGGTCAAATACTTTACGACAGAATAAATACTAGTAAGAAAGAAGATCGTAAGGTTTTCTTTATTCATGGTGGTGTTGATACTGAAGAAAGAGAATTAGTTAGGGAAATTACTGAAAGAGAAAATAACGCAATCATCGTTGCATCTTATGGAACTTTTTCTACAGGTATTAATATTAAGAACCTCCATAATGTTATCTTTGCTTCACCCAGTAAATCGAGAGTTAGAAATTTACAATCAATTGGAAGAGTACTTAGAAAAGGAAAAAATAAAACTAAAGCAGTCCTCTACGACATCTCTGATGATTGTACATTTAAATCAAGAAAAAACTATACTCTGAATCATCTTATAGAAAGAATTAAAATTTATAACGAAGAAAACTTTAATTATGAAATAATTACCATTCAGTTAAAGAGCAAATGATAGAAGACGATTTTTATTCCACCATCAAATTGAAAACTGGAGAGGAAATCTTCGCAAAGGTAGCAGCTACTGAAGAAGATGATAGAACTCTTCTGTTAGTTACTAATCCTATTATTGTTAGTGAAGTTAAAGGTCGAAATGGAATAATGGGATACAAAATAGAACCCTGGCTGAAAACAACTACAGAAGACATGTTCATTATTAATATGGATGATGTTCTTACAATGACAGAATCTTCTGATATTGAAATGATAACAATGTATCAAACTTATTGTAGAGACAGTTATAAAACGAAAAGTAATGAAACAAAGATATCTCGTAAGATGGGTTATCTTGCTAACGTTAATGATGCTAAAGAGATATTAGAAAAACTCTTTAAGAATAGCTAGAGTCTTATCTTCAAACCAG